TAAGTTGGTATAAATGTTAAATTTATATCTACTGATTTCAATTTCGTAATTATATCTTCTGTATTTTCTTGTACTTGCATATAGAATAGAATTGTATTTTTTATATTAGAATCATAAACACCACAGTTCATGCTATTATTACATAAAATCTATTTATATTAAGATTTAAATCATTATTATTTATTCATTTCTTTATAAGTATTTTATTAAATTTAAATATATAAACTTTTGGTAATATCTATATAGGAAATGAAGTTAGTTAGTTTTGATGTCGGTATAAAAAATATGGCTTATTGTTTTTTCGATATATCTGGTGAAAATATTGGGGTTAAAGATTGGAACGTTATTAATCTTATGCCCGATGCCAATAAAAATACGGTTTTATGTAATTGTAATATTACAATAAAGGGTAATAAAAAAAAAGATATCAAATCGACCATCAAACCGTGTGGGAATAAAGCTAAGTATACTAACAATGAACTTTATTTTTGTGAGAGACACGCCAAGACTTGTAATTTGTTAATACCATCAAAGAGTCATAAAAGTGGTTCATTGAATAAAATGAAAACTGATGAATTAAAACAAATGGCTTCATCATTTAATATTATACCAGGAAACACGAAGAAATTTATAATTAAACAAATGTTAGAATACTTTGATAAACATTCATTGGAACCAATTTTAAAGTCGAAAAGTAATGCATCAAATATTGACCTTATAACAATTGGTAAAAATATCAAAATAGAGTTTGATAAAGTTGATTTTTCGCAGGTTGAATGTGTTATTATAGAGAACCAGATATCACCAATCGCCAATCGTATGAAATCAATACAAGGTATGCTCGCCCAGTATTTTATTATGAGACACGATTCAATACAAATTGATTTTTTATCATCTTCCAATAAACTTAAGGGTTTTGAGAAAGAACACGATACAGTAGACTCGAATTATAAACAACATAAGATGGATGCGGTATTTCATACCAAACGAATTTTAGAGAACCCATTTTTCAGTCATTGGAAATCGCACGTAATAGAACATAAAAAAATTGACGACCTTGCTGATGCTTTTTTGCAAGGTCTATGGTATTTAAAAAAACATAATATTATTAATATTGCGTAGAACTTAAACATAAATTTTATATAATAATAATAGACTATGGAAGAAATTAATTTTGACGATTTGGAACCTATTAACATTTCAATTGGAGGTAGTGAACCTCCGAGACAAACGAGTAGTCTCGGCGAGGGAATGGAGTTATTAATGAATGATAAAAAATCAGTAGATACCTCCAGAACTAAGATTGATTTAGGCGAATTGGATAAACTTGAAGAAGAGTTGAATGACCTTTCCTCTATTAATATTAATACGGATCATACGAGTAATAATCCTGACTTTAAAAAGGTAGATACAAATAATTCATTTGGGGGTTTTGCGAAATCTATGTTTGGTTTGAATGAAAATAAAAATGTGGAACCTGTTACTGGTAATGATTCTAAACTAGGTTCTTCTACCGCAGAATCTATGGGAACTCATAGTAAGACTTGGGATGGATTTACAAAATTAAGTGGTATGGGAGGTGATAGTAAACATTCAGCATCTAATAATATGACCGATAGAGAGAAGCGTAGGAAAAAGCGCATGATGTTGAAACACTTGGATGATTGGCACGAAAAGGGTATCATTAAAAATCTATCAAAACTTACTCTGGATTCTGATTATGATGAAATCGAAGACGAATATGAGGGTGCTTTGGACGATAAGCGTAAACGCGATTCTGTAAAGATTCAACAAAATTGGCTCATTACGATGGTAAACACAATCGAATATGGTAATTCTATGTTTGACCCATTTGGAATATCGCTTGATGGCTGGGGTGAATCTATAGGAGAGGATGTTGATAGTTATAATGAAATATTCGAAGAACTACACGATAAATACAAGGGTGGTAAAATGAGTCCAGAACTCAGTCTTTTGCTACGTTTAGGTTTCAGTGCGAGTGTTGTTCATTTTAGTAATAAGGCGCTCTCTACCGCCGCACCCGGGTTCAATGATGTTATTAAACAATCACCCGAGTTGATGCGAATGTTTACTGATGCGACTGTTAATTCAATGAAAGAAACTGCTCCAGGTATGTCATTTGCAAGTGAACTGTTACAGCAAAATAAACCTGGAACAAATAATCCACCACCAACTGCCGTTAAAACTCGCGACCAAGCACCTCCGCAAAGACATAATATGAATTTTACATCAAATGACAATCCAGTCGGTTCTACTATGTTCAAGGAAACTGGTGTAAATATTGATGCGCGTTCATCTGTGAATAACCAGTCCAGACCCGAAATGTCCGGTCCAAGTAATACCAACATCAATGATATTTTATCCGGACTGAAAACTAAAAACGTTGACATTAGAAGCGACCCAAAAGATAATGATTCTGTAGTTAGTATTTCAAGTATGAAAGATATGAACGATACGATTCTTCCAAAGAAGTCATCAAGACGAAAATCTGAAAAAAACGTGATTTCGCTTGATATCTGATTGTGTTATTACATTATTACGTATAGTAAATACATCATAATGTCAAAATGTTTAATTCTTTCTTTTCTGTGTTTGTCTGTTCTTTCTTGATTTTTGGTTCTGGTTTTGTTGTCTGTTCTTTCTTCCACCGTGTGTTTTATTTTTATTCGATTTGGATTTACTATTTTGTTGTCTACTTTTATTTTTCTGTTGTCTGTTCTTTCTTCCACCGATCAAACCAAAGAAGGAACCTTGCTCTTGGTTCTCGTCCTGGTTCTGATTACCACCTTGCTGTTGGTTCTCGTCCTGGTTCTGATTACCACCTTGCTGTTGGTTCTGGTTCTGGTTACCACCTTGCTGTTGGTTTTTGTAAGTCTTTTTTGCATCCTTCATCGCATTTGAGAACTTATATTCATTGTTTTGTTGCTTACCATTCTTGTAAACTTGTTGTAAATGTTGCATCCACGCGGTTTGTTGTTTCATGATATATATATTAGTAAAATATAATATTTCAATTCGTTCAATTCTTACATCGTTTTGCTAAAACAAATTCCTCTATAAAAACTGTTTGTATAATTCTATTGATTTAATTCGTTGTTCGCTAAAATCTACTACAGGTCGTTCGTATTTTACAGACGCATATTTTGTATTAGTATATTCTATATTCCAATTATGAATATCTTTCGCATCAACGTCTTTTAATTCTGGTATCCATCTTTTTATAAATAACGCATCTGGGTCATATTTCTTAGATTGTGTCCACGGATTAAATGTTCTGAAATAAGGCATAGTGTCGACACCAGTTCCTGATAACCATTGCCAATTTCCGTTATTGTTTGCTACATCATAATCTATTAGGTTTTTTGCGAAGTATTTTTCACCTTCTCGCCAATCAAGTAGTAATGTTTTAATAAAAAAACACGCTGTAATCAATCGTCCACGGTTATGCATCCACCCTGTTTCGTTTAATTGTCTCATGCATGCATCTATTACAGGAAAACCAGTTTTACCTAAATACCATCGTTCTAAATAAATATTATTTTTATTCCACGTTATCTTATTATTTTTAGGGTCTAATACATATGGATATGCGAATAATACTTGCGCGTAAAAATCTCTCCATACCAATTGACGCATTAATTCACTGTTAATACCGAAATTAATGCGAACAAAATAATACACCTCTCTTATTGATATACAACCAAATTTTATATATGCTGATAATAAACTTGTATTGTGAGCCAACGTATTGCGCATTTGGTCGTAATTCTTCTGTGTTTTAATCGTTTCTTTCAATTGTTTGAGGCCATTTGTTCTTCCGCCATTTACCAATGTGTTTTCATTAAATTTATAGTGGATAGACATCTCGTTAAATGATGTTGAATACTTGAGTGCGACGAATTTAACGGATAATTTCTGTTTGTTTATGTAAATGGGTTTATCTACCTCTATTTTCAATGCCTTCATATAAAATGGTGTGAATTTCTTATAATATGTATTGCTACCAGTTAGTATAGTGCCTGGTTCGTATAAATAATAATCTTGAAATTCACTACAATTTATATTATTATTATTACATAGTTCCTTTATTTTATGGTCTCTTAAAAGCGCATATGGGGTGTAGTCGCGATTATAATATAATGATTGTATGTTTAGTTTATCAATTAATTCGTATATCACTTTATTATTGTCACCGTAAAGTAAGTATAATTTACTATTCAGTTTATTAAATTCATATGATAGTTCTTTTAGACTTTCGATCATAAATTGTATTGCGTTACTTGATTTGAAATCATTTTTATTTGTGATTTGCTCTGGTGTAAATATAAAGCAACAAAATACTTTATCACACTCTTTACAAGCGTTATAAAGGGCATTATTATCATAAATTCTTAAATCTCTTCTGAAAATGAATAAGCCATTTTTCATTTATTATAAGCGTACAAAAAACTATAATAAAAAGAACTCGCTATAATATAAAAATATGAATGCTGATGATGAATTGGTTGTTAATTTAATTGTGATAAGTAAGGTACAGATAAATACCAAATTATACACATCTGGTATTTACTTGAATTTGGAACAACCGAGTTACATACCAGAAAGTGTAAGACGATGGATACGACAAGATAGTAGGGACGAAACCATTAAAAAAATTAACCGTATAGTTACTAGAGCATTAGAAGAATATCAACGTGATACAAAAATTTATAGCACATACAAAAGTCATTTATTGGACGCAAAAAAAGGTCTTTTAAATTTAAGAGAAACATATTCTAATTGTATTCAAACAGTTGCGAGAATTGACACATTGATTAGTAAGATTTCATCAATAGACCCACCAAATAATCATTCTAAAATGACAACAATTGATACAAACGCGATTATCTTTAGTGATAAAACCGGTGCAAATGATAGTAATAAAGATATAACGCGATGTAATAATGACGATAATTCAGACAGTAATAGTATAGATTCGGATTAATAATAATTATGAATAAACTTAAAGATTTTTATTTATAAAACCTATATGGTAGACGATTTTGTTGGACAATTAACAAACCATATTGTATATGTCAGTATTCAATTGCTTTTACTGTATAATTATATCAAAACACACATTGGTGTGAATTATAATAAATTATACATTAATAATGAGTCGTTTCATAAATACATTGATACTATACACGTGAACTCCTATTATTTGAAAAAGATGGTATTATCTTATTATATAGAACCACCATTTTCCTATTTTAAGGTATGTTATAAGGACCATAATTATAAAGAACAGTATATGAATGTAGATTCTATTTTATATGAAACCAAAACAGCAACCACGTTATCCGATTTGGTTTCAACATATAAAAACATTTTTTCGGTAATTAAACCTATTATTCAAAATAATGAACTCGAGTATCTGGTATTACTTCATTATAGGAATCTAACTGACGATTATATAATATCGCGTTTGATATGCGATTCTCACGATAATGATAGTAAATGCGATGTGGTTTGTGATGTAAAACCTACACGAAATTGTTTCTTATCTATTGAATATAGTCACCCAACTATGGAAACGAATATATCGTTGAATTTAGACGAGAAATATTTAATTACAGGAAACGAATTATTTTCGCCTTGTTTTGTGTTAAAATGTTTAAATTACCAGAATGAACCATATGTGTTTGATAAAGATTATAAGATATCTATTTTGGATTCAGACATTAAAAATATTACCATTGGAAGTAGTCAATATATAAGATTAACCGATGTTAAATACGAAGTTTTAGACCTAAATTTAGCAAATTGAATATAGGTATTGATTTGAAATAGTTACACAGTTGGAATAATAAAACTGATTAGCGAAATCAATTTAAAAAAAAAACACTTATACTATTAGAGGCATGGAAACAAATGTCATTACTTCAACGAAAAAAATAACACGTCCATTACTTGGTATATGGGATTTATATTTCCATTTACCACACGATAAAAGTTGGGATATAAAAAGTTATAATATAATTGCGAGTAATATTGATAATGTTGAACGAACCATTGTAATAAATGAATCTATACCTGAAAAAATAGTGAAATATTGCATGTTATTTATAATGCGAAAAGGTGTTACACCTATGTGGGAGGACCCGGCAAATCGAGATGGTGGTTGTTTTTCATTTAAAGTATTAAATAATGTTGTCGGCACTGTCTGGAAAGAGTTGTCTTATTCTGTTTGTGGTGAAACATTATTCATTAATAAATCTCATAATAAAAAGGTGACTGGTATTACTATCTCACCTAAGCGGAATTTTTGTGTTATCAAAGTATGGTTAAGTGACTGTTCTATTCAAGACCCAAATACAATGATCGATATTTCTAGTTTATCAAAGGAAGGTTGCTTGTTCAAGAAGCATTCTTCTGCTACAAGCTTTAAGAAGCGTTAATATTTTGTTTTTATTATTAATAAATAATAAAAACTGGTTTTACATATTCAATGGTGTAAATTATAATCTTGGAAGGTCCGCAAGACACATTCTAATCTCACCCAGACTTGCTACATCATATTTTGCGATCAGTGGTAGATCATTTCCGAGATATAATTCCAGATTTGTACATAATGGTGTACATTTTATAAAATGACCCAGACTTTTCAATGAGAATTCTCCTTGGACAACTACTGACATATCTGGTTTTTTAGAGAATTCCATGCTCCCATTCGACTCTGAACGGAATATATTTGAACTTGCGAATGTTCCTTTACAAGCAAATGATAAATCATTACCTGATGACTTTATCTCGATCCTATCTGATATTCCATTCATATCGCGGATTATTTTCTGGAAATCTGTGGTTGGTAGATTTATTGTTATCGGGTATGTTACGTCAGGCACGATAAGTTCTTCGGGGTCTGGTTCAATCAGTCTTAATTTCTGTGTGTATCGTTGTTTAATGTCTCCATTATCGTATTGTAATCCCAGATGCGATACTACACCATCATGATAGTCTTCTTCGTCGATATAAATAGTTAATGTATCGTCATTGGACATTGTAGAAATTAGTTTGAATAAATGTAAAGTATTCGCGCATACTATAATTTTATCGGGATCACATCTATACTGTTCAAACCGGTCGGCGTATAATATTACATTCACTAGTATAGTATGGGTTTTATCAAAATTAATTATTTTTAATCCTTGCTTTGTAAATGTAATTGAAGCATCTGTTAGAACATCTTTCAGTGCTGTTATTGTATTTCTTATTGGGGAGACCTGCACACTTTTAATTTCTAGAACACGGTTTTTTGATTCGTTCATAATACTATTTTATTGTATATGTGTTTATA